TAACAAGCGGTGACCCAGTAACATTAAAATATATTTTATTATTATCTTTTCGTACAAATATTTGAAGTGAATCGGTATTAGACGATCCATTTAAAAACAATCTTTTGTGGTATCCACCAGAGCTAAGAGAGTCGGCTAAATACCAACCTTCAATGCAAAAATCACCAGTTCCATAATCATAATCACTACTAGAACCGATACTTAAGTAATCATCCGACCCATCAAAATCAACAGACCTTGCCTCGCTGGCGTTGCTTTCACCTCCTGCGAATACATAGCAAATATATGTTCTACCATTTTCATTTATAGCATTTGTAATCGTAAAGGTTGTATCACTTACGGCAGAAACTGGACTTGCAAACGAAGCTCCATAACTATCATTAAGTAGTAACCCATTAGAAAAACCTACACCTCTATGATATACAAACCAGTTACCAGTAACACCTGTTGTTTTTACAAGAATAAGTCCGGGGATACTTTCTAAATTATGTGATATAGCCTTAGCCCCAGTACCGTCCCCAGTTATTTGAACACAATCAAAGAACCCAGGTGTTTTTTTCCATGTCCAACCAACATTGGTTTCATTACTACCGTTTGTAATACCAGAATTACCAACTTTAAATCCACCTACAAATCTTGAATTTACATAATCTTCATTTGTATCCTGATCATCGTCTGTATTGCTATATAGAACTTTATTATTACCTCTAACTGAATCTACAAGTATATGATTTGCAGAATGATTTCTACCTTTTATCCATACTAAATCTGGTTCAAAGTCTGATCCAGTTATATTTTGACCGCTAGAATTACCATCTCCTGTATAGACATGAGTGTAAAAACAATCGTCAATGAAAACAGAGGATTTTTTTGCCCCTACCCCCAGTAACATCTGCTGCATTGGTGACATAATTAATAGCTCCTTTGTGTGTTAGTTAGTAGGTACATTTATGACAACCCTGCACCTGAGATGTAGGCAGTAGACGGATCAGCAAACCACATAGTAGCCATACCCCTACCAGCTAAAGTTCTATTCCCTGTGGTGGCATCTGCGGTGTTAAATATAGTTACTCCACTACCTGAAGTAATTGTTATATCTGCACCACTTTGATTTATAATTGTAACCGCATCTCCATTACCAAATATATTGTTATTCAGAGTAACTCCACTATCAGTATAAATGGCTTTACCAGCATCAGAAGCAACTAATGTATAAGCAGAAGATTTTGTAGATTTAATTATCTTTCTTAAATCGCCTTTGCTGTCTGATACCGTTCCAGTGACCGTAATGCCAGTAGAGGCGGTTTGTAATTTAATACTATTGTCATAGTACAAACGTACTTCAGATTGATATACCATGATGTCGGTTTCCCAAGCACCATCCGCATAGTTTTGAATATAGAAATCACCGTTAGTATCTACAAGAAGTTGACGTTTATCAGCATTATCATCTCCTTCATCAGCATATAGTTTTATAAGTCCATTACCACCTTCTGGCCCAACAACCATAATGCCATTGGGATCTGTGTCGAAAACTTTGACGTTATTGTGATATAATTCTACGCCTCCGTCTTTTGTGCAAATAACAGAAAAATGACCTTGACCATCTAATAATCCAAAAGTTGTATTGCTATTACCCCATAGACTTCCTACTTGACCTGTTGTTGTAGTGAACCTTAATTCTGTGGAAGCATCATTATCAGTTAAAGCAGCACCATAAGCTGTAGTCTCAAACTTCTTACTGGTGGCGTGATATAACTCTACTGAGGCTCCGTCATTAAAAGTTGCCATTGTTGCTGTAGTTCCTGCATTTTCTATCGCTACAACATTTCCACTTAATTTTAAAGCTCCCGTTCCTGTGTCTTTAATCCGAGAATTACTTGCATCGTGAAATATCTCTAGTCCATCTGAACTTGTACCGAATATTGCTTTTGCATTGTCATTAAAGATCAAATCATCTGTTGACTTATCCCAAGTAACATTTGCACTTGAACCTGTCAGAGTGACATCACCATCAACAGTTAACCCAGTAAGCGTTCCAAGAGAAGTAATTGCAGATTGAGCAGCACCCGTAACCGTTGCAGCACTTCCAGAAACATTACCTGTGACATTTCCAGTTAAGTTCGCAACAAAGGCACTCGCTGACTTATCCCATAACCCATTACTAGCATCCCCAGTAAAAGTGACATCTCCTGTGAACGTGCCACCAGCAAGAGGCATTTTTGTTGAGTCAGTTGCACTATCAGTTCCCCACTCCAAAGTCGTAGGTGTTGACGCATTAGCCTTAAGAACTTGACCAGCAGTAGGAGCAACAGCAGGAAGAGTAAGAGTTATATCTCCTGATTGAGCCTGTGCTTTTAAACCTGTGTAATTAGTACCATCTCCATCTGATTCACTTAGCCTTAATTCTTTCCCATTATCAATAATCAAATTATCTGTCATTGTGCCACCAGCTTTAGGCAAAGCAGCATTGGCTGTTGTAGCAGCAGCGTCAGCAGCATCCTTCGCAATCTTTACAGCAGCAGGAGTAGCAGCAGTCGTAGCAGAAGTTGATGTTGCACTATCAGTTAACTGAAGAACACCAACGGCACTTGTCGTTCCAGTAGTTACTTTTGAACCTGTAATTGCAGCCGATCCAGATATATCAGCATTAACAATTGCACCAGCAGTAATAGAAGTTAAACCTGCATTATTGATTCCAATATCACCTGTAACTGCTACTGCTGTAACCTCATTCGACCCGTTACCTACAAGGATTTGAGCAGAAGTTAAATCAGCTAATTTGGTAAATGCAATTGCAGCATCAGCGTGTATATCTACGTTCTGGATCGTGCCATTAGCAAGCATCGTTCCAGTAACAGTTCCAGTATCTCCAGTTGTAATTACTGTTCCTGTTATGTCTGGAAAAGTAATAGTTTTATCTGATGATGTTGGATCTGCAACTGTTATTGTTGTTTCATAAGCATCAATCGTAGATCCTTCAAATACAAGGCTTCCAGTATTACCAATTAACACCTGACCTGTGATAGTACCACCAGCAAGTGCTAGTTTTTCTGTCTCTAATTCTTGAATTGCATCTTGTACGTTAGTTGAACTTAACTGACCGTAAGGTGTGAAAGTAATGTTACTTGCAACTTGACCTGCAACTGTTTGTGAAAGGTCGATCTCATTCCATGACGACCCAGCACTATTTGTCACACCAAGGATATAGTCAGGAGGAGAAAGAGATACAACTGGAGCTGGTGCGGAAGGCGTTCCAGCAACATCTACAACAACATAAACACCATCAGTAGTAGCACTTGGACTAGGTAAATTACTTCCAACTGCTAGACCAGCCGCTATTCCTGCGGTAGTAGTACTAGCCATTTTGCTAGTGCTTGCGTTATATGTTCCACCAAAAACAAGACTTCCTTTTGTCAGCGTGGTGATGGCTTGCCAAGCGTTACCATCCCAGATGAACGCATCCTCAGAAACAGTATCAAAAAGAATTTGACCATTAAATTGTGCTGTTGGATAGCCACTTTGAGCAATTGACTGAAAGACTGCTGTAGAAGCATTACTTAACTTTGATCCATCAATAGAATCATTAGCTATCCTCGCAGCATCAAAACTTCCACTTGTTATTTTGCTTGCCGCAAGATCAGGAATTAAACCTGCTGTTAATGCTGCACCTGCTGTTGCTACACCTTTATTATTTACAGTTATTGATTGATACGTTCCAGCACTAATTCCACTTGTTGAGGTTGATAAATTACCAGAACCGTCAACAGTTAATCCTCCTCCAGATGTAATTTGAACTGCACCTTTGGCACTTGTTGTTGATACTGGTAAGTCACTTGCAACCAAAGCAGTTGCAGCAGTAATCATTCCTTGATTGTTAAAAGTTATTCCACTAACTGTTGCTCCAGTAACGCTATTAGTAAGAGATAATGCACCTGCCCCATTAACAGTCAGACCAGTACTAACAGAAACACCACCAACAGCAGATGTAGTAGCAACAGGTAAATCTCCAGCCGCAAGAGCAACTGTTCCTGTAATTAATCCTTGAGCGTTATATGTAATTCCTGAACGAGTTGCGGCAGTAATTGTGTTATTAATTCCGAGATTTCCACTAGCTACATTTAACGAACGATCAAGATTAGAAGTATTTAACTTTGCTGGTGTAATCGTGCCATCAGCAATTTTGGTGACAGTTACAGCACTTGAAGCGATCTTTGCTTCTATAACGGCACTACTAGCTATCGCTCCAGAATCAACAGCGTTATCAGCTAAAGCTGCTGCATCAACAGCGTTTGCTGCAAGCTTCGCACTTGTTACAGCGTCATCAGCAATCTTCGCTGTCGTAACTGCATTATCAGCAATCGCACTAGAAGATAACGCTCCAGAAAGTTTTGCAGAGGTAACAGCACCATCAGCAATAGCAGCCGTGTCAACGGCGTTATCTGCTAACTCACTAGCACCAACAGCATTTGCCGCTATTTGATTAGCAGTAATTGTATTTGTTGCAATCTTTACTGCTGTAATAGCACCGTCAACAATGGCTGCGGTGTCAACTGCATCGTCAGCAAGTTCAGAGGCCGTTACAGAATTTGCTGCTAATTGTGTTGCTGTGATTCCACCTGTTGCAATTTTTGCCCCAGGAATATCTCCATCACTAAGACTTAACTTTGCATAAGTAACATTTGCATCTGTAATCTTCGCAGTTGTTACGGCGTTTGCAGCAATAGCAGCAGTATCTACAGCATTATCAGCTAATTCAGAAGCAGTTATCGCATTAGCAGCTATCTGTGTTGCAGTAACAGTATCGTTAACTAACTTCGCTCCAGTTATCGTTGCATCTGCTATTTCTGTTGCAGTTATCGTTCCACTTGCAATCTTGGCAGCAGTAACAGCATTAGCTTGTATAGCTGCACTTGCTACTTGGTTCGTGCCTAATGTCCCAACTTTTGCAGCAGGTATATCTCCGTCATCAATTAAGGCAACACCAGCAGCAATTAAATCTTTAATCGTTACTTTTTTAGTCTCAGTTGCACTAATATCAGCAACCGCCGCTACGTCTGTTGCTTGAATACCTGCTTCTGCTAAAGCGGGTAAACCCGTAATCTGGAGATCTGCCATTGCCGACTAACTAAAAACCAATACCAGCAGTTTAAACCTGTTCGAGCAATATGCGACTCTGATTTTCTTGTAATATCTTATCTGAGTTCTCCTGTAACAAGAATCCTGGTGTATCTCCTGTCTTTAAACTAATTACTCCATTTGTTACAAATTCTATTCTTGTCTCTATAACCTCAGTCACAGACACCGTTACAGCGATATTAGTAATAATGCAATTAGCTTCATAGAAGACATTTTTCTTTGAATTATCAGGATCACGGTAAATATAAAATAATCCATCAAAATCTGATCCTTGCTGAGTACGAACCAGCAATTGAGCTAAATAAAATGGAAATTCTGGGTCTGTTCCGTATTCATTAGCCCTATCGCCTGTGTCATAATCATGCTCCCAGATACAGGTCATTGATCCTTGACCACTAATTAAGCCAGCTTCATATTGATTTCTAAATTCATCTCCAAGATTTGTTAAATCAACTTGCTCTCTACTCGTTGTCATTTCAAATTCTCTAACACCTGCTACGTGCCTAAATCTTTCGTTTCTGGTACGAATTAAAATATCTTTTGCAGAACTAGGAGCAACAAGAGTTAAAGCATTAGCTGTTAAACCTTCAATTGCCTTTGCAAAAGAATCAAATAAACGAATACCTCCTACTTGATCAACATTAATAAACCATTTCCCATCTGGATAACTATGACCGTTAACTAATTCAAGTGTCGAACCATCAGCCGTTTCTATCTCAACTTCATCTCCAGTTATTAACGAACCAGAACTATGGTCAACACTAAATCTTTTTGTTGATGTGTTTACGTCAAAAGGATCTAACTTCGTCTGCAAAGCAGATTGAAGCGTATCTCTTTTAAGGGCTACTTCACCCCATTGACCAAAATAAACACCCATTAATCAACCAGAGTTGTGTTGCCATAAGGAGCACCATTAGCTTCCCAACTAATATCAGCAGAAGCAACTTCTCCTACTGCACTATTCATTGAAACACCTGTAATAAAGACAGAGAATTGAATATCTCGAACATCCGTTGAGCCTGTCGTCATTCGCAGCTTTAAAACAACTTGTGTTGATGGATCGTTATCACCATCACCTGCTGCACTACCTGTCTTAATTGCAGAAGTTAACAAGGCATTTAGGTTTGAGTTAGCACCAGAGCCAGGAGTTTCAACATAATAAAACAGTCTTGCACTTCCGCTATAGCTTCTAACGCCTGATTCAAGTGTTCTATCTGTATCGCCTAATGAGGTTGTTTCCAATACCGCCATTGAGCTAGAGAAAGACCATGACTGAACTTTTGCTGCTTTCGTACCAGCAACATAAAGTTCTCCATCTCTGCCTGAATAAAAACCCACGACCTTAAATTAAAACATTGAGTCTATTCTACGGTGAATCTAGGCAAGCAACAAAACTACAACTAACATTACTCTTTCCTTTAAAACTACTTGTGACACTTGGAGGGGCAGAATATCTCCATTTCAAACTTGATCCAGACTCTTTTAAATAAGCCAAAAGGCTAGTGTCTGTCACACCTGAAGTTGCATAACCACGATCAAAAGTTACATAATCCCAAGTAGAATTAACATCCTCATAATTTTCAAGAATTAAAGCTGCTTCAGCATCAGAAATATTTGAAAACCCTAGAGTCAAAGTTGCATTAACTCGTTTATTACCAAAACGTAAATGTGTCTTTGTACCATCTAACGATTCAAACGTGGTACTTGGATATGTCCCAGGGTTATAACTTCTGGACGTTGGCTTAACGGTAGGAAATGGTTGTGCTGTTGCCATTAAACCTCTTCATAATCAAAGACAGGATTGCTCACACTAGACCAATTCTGTAGCATTTCTAGTTTACCTTCATTTCCAGCATCGGTGCTTAACTTGGCATACGAACCAGTTAATTCAACAAGACCGTCCTCTCCAAACGTAATACTTTCAACCTTATAACACTGATTAGCCGCTTCTGTTTCTTTAAGAGTAAACAAAGAACCAGCAAATGCCTTTACAGCACTTGCATTAGTAAAGTCTACTGAAGCTTCTGTTACTGACATCATTTCATTATTTACTATTGTCGAAGGGTTCCAGTAATAAAAAGCTTTAGGCTGACTTCCACTTGTTAGTTCACTTAAGTCCTTACAAACGACACTACCATCATCAAGAATTGCTCCATTGTTAAAACGATCTACATGTTGTGTTGTTGAAAAAACTCTGATGTAATCACCAGGCTTTACTCCGTTAATAAAATGAGGTGCTGTTTTAAAACTTACTGTGTGATCTAAATGCTTACGCAAAGCTAATGTGTACTTTGCAAATAAAAGTGCTGTTTGTCTGCTAGTACAAAAACCACTTAAATCAAAAGTTTCTAATGGATCATCGACATGATCTGAACCAGCTAATCGGACAACAGCAGATTTTATTTCAGGGAAACCATTTTCTTGTTCTAAACGGTAAAGGACATTTGCTTTAAAGGCTTGTCTGTCTTCTGAAGATAAAAAAGATACATTCAAATCTTTAATATTTCCATCAGTAAACATTGCCTTAATTGTTGGTTTGCCGTCATAATTTATAGTGAAATCACTGTTATAAGGAACAGTGGGAAATAAACTAAATTTCCCACCAATAATTGTAAAATCTAATAAAGAATAAACAGCTTGTTCATAAATAAACTCTCTTAAATTAACTTTGTTTGAAAGTATTCCGTCCCAAAATAATCCATTCGCTCTACAAAACTTTGCTGCAATTCTCATGTTATCTTCGTCAACAGAGGAAGCATTAATCACCGCTCCAGCTCCTATTGTTTTATCTGTTAATAACGCATAAGCGATTTCAGGAAAGATATTTGTAGCCCCTTTCCCTTCACTATCTACTCCATCAGAACCATTTACAGCATCATTACCAGAATCACTTATTAATCTTTTAACCTTAATTCCTTCTTTAAAGTAAGCAGAAAATTGACTAAAATTTGTCCATTCTTTTGAACTATCGATCCTTAAACCTGCATAGGCTAAATTTTCATACGTTGCTGGAGTTCCTTCAGGAATATAATTTGTAGTTGGATCATTAGCAGTTCTAACTATCTCATTACAATACGTTATCTGATGCTCTGGGCCGTCTAAATGACTTGATCTATCACCTTCATATTGCCAAAAGTCAGCAGCAGCATCATAAGGATTTAATTCACTTAATATTTCATCGCCATAAATATCTCCAACAGTAGAAACTTTTACTTGAAAACGTATATGTTCAGGTAAGCCTAGATGATCAATAGTGTCGTTACCTTTATGTATAAATACATCATCATCATTTTCATAAGCGTTATTACCTGAATCATGCAAAGACCACATAGCAAAATATTTCATAGTGCTTCCAGAACCAGCCGTATAAATAGTTAAATTCACATACATTGCTGATCCTTCTCCTCCGTCAACCATCACCTCCCCATCAAATGCTGGAGTTACAGCACTTATATCTTCTTGCTCATCCTTATTAACGCTATATAGCTTAGTAGTCGATCCAGGGTGGTTTATTTTATAACTGTGCGGAGTAAATTTACCTCCATTTCCAGCCTTTGTTGTGTAGTGAAATTCAACTTGAGAAGGGTCTGATCCTTGATAATTATTAGCTACTAAACCTGTCCATGTTCCTTCTCCATCATGCAAAGCATCCTGATTCTGCATATCAGATAAATCTGCTCTGTTGATATACAATCTCCACTTAGTTAATCCAGGTGAAGGGTCGTTCGGAAAAGCAGCAATTGTTGTTCCGTGTCCTGAGACATAACCACCATAATTAGGTGGATATAAAAAATGATCTGTGAATATTCGATTAGATGTTCTTACTTCTGGCAAATTACTTATTGATGCACCAGAGTAATTTCCTGCTTGATTAGGGAAAAAACCAGTAATTCTTTTAGCTGCACTTTGTATTTTTGTTTTACTTGGTTCTCCTAAATTCCATTCTTTATTACTTAAATTTTGTTTGTTTAATAAATGCTCACGTTCTCCTGCAAATTTAACAAAATAATTATCACATTCAAATTGTTGAATATCAATTTCTTCTCTTACTCCATTGGCATTTAGCATCATTGCATAAACAGGATTATATCTATTTGCGGCTTCATATTCTTCTACTTCTTTAACAACAGCAGCACCAGGGTGAGGGAAAAATCTATATTCATATTGGTCAAAACTTGGATGATCTATTCTTATATAATTATATTGAAACTCTGGAGTGTTACCTCTTACACAAAACAAACCTGTATGTGCTTCCATATTTGTTGTAGGTTTTAACCACTTCCAATTGTCTTCTCCAGACTTCCTTACTTGTAATTTAAAAAAGCTATATCTAGTAATATATTTATTAACATTACCTAGTGTAAGAGTAGATTTATTGTCATAAACTTCGTAAATTTTATCTTCTGAAGGTTTGCTATTTACATTTGCAAATTGCATTTCTTTGAATACTTTTGACTTAATACCTATTTCTGTAATGTGACATTTTCTGTTATTAGAAATAGTTCCTAAAGTTGCTTTTTGCAATGTGTATCTACTATTAGCATTGAAAATATCTTGATAATTTTGTTCATAATAAAAACTGCGTTGATCTCCCTGACGTACAGCAAAAAAGGGTCCATTTTTATTCCAATAAGGATTACCGCAATGAGTACCTAAACCACCATTAGGGTCGTCAATAGATTCATACCTTCCAGTTTCTATAACTTTAAAAGAAAATGATCTGATCTTCGTACCATCCCAAGGTTCTCCAGTAATAATTTTTGAATCTTCTTGAATTTGAAAACAACTTACTAATGCTGAACCAGCCATATATTGTTCACCTACAGCAAGATATGAATCAGTAGCCTCTCTTACAGTTTTTGTGCCAGCATTTACATCTTCTACTCCATGAGGATCCATCGTTAGATCTTCGTCACTACTGTCTTGCTGGTATCCAATACCTTCATATAAACCAAGTCTTCCACTACCTACTATCTGGTATGTCAATACATCACCGACAGTTGCATCAGCACCACCTGATTGCTGAAGAGTAGTTCCAGAATTAACAAACCCTGCTCTCATAGGCCACGCACCAAGAAGTTTTCTTCTCTTTTTAAGAGTTATTCTTCCTGCTGGTCTTTGTTCGTCATCACTTATATCACTAGCTGTTCTAATTAGTTCGTAAGGCAAATGATAAGCAGTTGCGTTTGGCACTGGATTACTTAAACCAAACATTGCTTGTGTTGTTGGGTTTCTTGTACCAGAAAAATGTTTTAAATCATCAATCCTAAAAATGTCATTATCAATAGTTCCTCCAACAGGCAAAAAAGGAATATTTGGACCTGCTGAACCATATTCATCTGCTGTGTAATTTAATTTATATAGTTTTTCTGCATGATAATTTTCTAATAACAAATCACCAATGGCATAACCTTTAAGATCTGGTCTCTTTGCTATTTCTCCTAAAGAAAATAAAGCAAGTATTTTTAATTGTTGATAACGACCCAAAGAGACAAGCTGACTCCAAAGAAGTTGTGAATTAACTCTGATTCCACCATAAGTATTTTTTGTTCCATTAATAGTTACTTCTCTACGGTAAGAAAAAACAAGGGGAACTAAGTCGCCTAAATTTGCTAAATCTTGAACGCTGTTAAATGAAAATTGAGGAGCAAAACGCTTCATCCCTGCCATGTCAGCCGTTCTTTCGGCTGTGCCTTGCTTCATGCTTTTAGGCTTGGGAGTTAAAAGATACGCTGCAACACTTAAAGCGATACCAACGGCTACCTGCCCCAACATAGTTAGCGTATACGCACCTGTCGCTGATTTAACGGCTAAACCAAGAGAAACAGGATCACATCTAATATCAGGGATTAATCCATAGGCTTCTGGTCGTTCTTTTACTTTTGCTGCTACACCTTCTAAAAATTGAAAATATTCCTCTTCTGTTAATCCAAGGAGGTTACAGAGATCGGCTTCCGTTGGAAGTAACACCCTGCGAGTGAAAGGGCTTCTAGCGGAGACCAAATCACCACCTGGCTTTCTAATGTCTTTCGGTAACTCAGCCATCCTTCCTCGTAATAAGCAGCCATACCATAGGAATCATCTTCGCTATGACATAAACCAATTGTTCCTAGTTTAGGGGGTGATTCAACTCCCCACCGATTTAATTCTTCAAAAAAGATACTATAGTCTTTTCT